GGGGATCCGACGCTGTGTTATCCTGGTTTATACAAGGTATAACAGTGCTAGAGGAGAAAATAACTGTATCGATTTCTCGAACTCTTATCTAACAGATACTATAATTGTAATTATATAATAATATGAATGCCAAGAAGGATAAACAACAAGATAATAAGATCTCTCAACTTAACCAGAAGCTTAAGAACGCCATGCAAAAGATTAAGAATGACAAGCAACAAAACAGAGTTGCCGACGTTCATCAAGTCGCCCGTCGAGCAGCCGCTGGAATCCCTTATGTCGGAGGTCAAAACAAACCTTATAAACCTAATGGAAAATTTGGGTTATCTTATGACGAACTTATTCGTCAGGTTAAGTCTGAGAAATCTCTCGCAACTAAGAAATATATTGCTGCAGTCTTGGATCCACAGTACGCCGACCCAGCACGAATTCCTACCTTAATTGGCTTCCCTTCATGTACTACGAAGTTAACATATGAGGCGAATCTTACCCCAAACGCTCAAGGTAATATTTGTATAATCGGACTTCCTCAGTTAGGATATAATAGTTCTACTGCTAACAATAGAGCTAATTATATACAGGTTTTAGCTGGTGCAACTTATACCGCTGATAATAATTACATTCAATCCGAGCTAGCCAAACCTTTCTTTACTTTTCAGGATAAACTACCTTCAACTCTTAGTAAGAAGTGGAGAGTTGTTGGTTTTAGTATGAGAACTAATTATGTCGGCAACCCTACCGTAGCCTCAGGCTATTTTGTAATGCTTTCTTACCATTCAATCCATTGAGATCAGAGGGTGTAGATACAGCTGTTACTAAATACGGACCTTCTAGTGGTTTTGCCGGTTGTATTTATAAAGGATACTCAGAGGACACACTTAAGTCAGCTGCTTATTCTGGATTTGCTAATATATTTGAGACCTGTGAAGTTCTTTACACTCCCAGAGATGACGTAGATCTCAAATATATGAATACCCCTCCCGCTAGTGCAACTTTCCATAACGGTGCTGCGGCTTATGACAATGACATGGAACCTAAGTTCGGTCGTGAAACCTCTCATATGGTCATTTCAGGATTTGGTTTACCTACTGGTACACCTTGTA